GTTTCTATGTCAGTCATAACTAACGGGGAAACTCCTTCTCCACGGAACATTATTACCGTGTTAAAACATTGTACAAATTCTACGGTTTTTGAATTAGCAACGCTAGTGTTGCCTTTTTTTATTTCTCTACGAGGGTTGCCATCTCGCACCGCATAAACTTTTGTGGCTGTCGCTACTAGTAACCAGTTAAACCCAGTTGGGTCTTGAAATTTACCTATGCCTTGTATTTGGTCGTAGTTTGTAAATCCTTGGTTGACTATCCTTTCACCGGTTATATCAAAAGTAGTACCATCTGAAGTGTAGTTTTCTGTACCACCGTTACTAGAAATTTTTGTATTAGCTAAATTTCCAAACCCTATCTTCTTAATACCTTTTCGGGGTTCAATTACTCCACTAGAAAAACGAACATTTTGTCCGTCGGACACAAACCCCGGAGGCAGCAGAGACGGATCAAGTTTATTATTAACTCCTACAAAAGTGGAATCTCCGTCTTCTAATGGATGTGGTGTGGGCATTAGCGTCTTTCAAGTTCGTATTCTAATTCAGCTATTGTTCTCATCGCGTTTCTCGTAAAGTCCGGTGCGTGAAACGCTGCTCTTGGAAATTGGGGGTGCGCTGTTAACCTCTTTACGTTGTTGTACTCGCGCGCCGTATGGCAACCCGTGGTTACGCATAGCAGCATTAATATGATCCAATTTCGCTTCATACCTATTTTTAGCTTTAGCTTCTTTAACTGCATCCGCTACTTGCAGAACGAGCCGCTCCAGAACTGGAACGGCCCGGAGCATTGCGACCAATGCACTAATAAAGCCCATTAGACTTTCTTCTCTACTTTTGATATTCCATGTCTAACAAAGATAGCCAAAGCAGATGTAATTCCTACATTTATAGCAGCACCTAGTTCTAGTTCACCGGTAAGATACCCCGCTAACGCGCCGATAACTCCCGTAACTCCTGTCCAAAAAGTTTTAGATTTTACCATTATTTTTTCTTTTTATACGTGTTTTTCGTTGGCTTTTTAGCCGTCTTTTTTTTCGGTGGGCGACCCACTTTACTTCCATATGTCCCTTTTCCGTGCGGCATAATTATTTCTTTTTTGCAGTTTTAGCTGATTGCCTAAAAGCCTTTGCTGTTGGTGCGCCTTTCGCTCCCGGCTTCCTCATCTTTTCTCCGCTCCCAGCCTTAATACGTTTCCGTTTGGCGTGGATGTTTGCGTATAATCCTTTTTTCTTTGCTGGCATAAATCAACCTTTTTTCCATTTACTGGAGCTAGACTTTGTTTTGCTTGGACTCCATTTAACCTTGTTCGCCCAATAGGCGGCGGACATGGGGCCGCGAGCTATGTTTTTCGAGTGACGCGATTTAAACGCTTCTCTCTGCCCCGCTGTCTGGTTTGTTTTTACACCCTGCTGACCAAAGCGGATTGTCTTCACTTGGTCACCTTGTTTTGCGACAACAACATGAGATTTTGTAGGATGACTAGGGGTTCGTTTCGGCTTGTTATACCCACTTACGCCAGCCCTTGTTAATCTTGAATCTTTTTTACTTGCCGCCATTAGTTAACAATTCTTTTATTTTTAAAATTATATACACCAAAGTGGCTACGCTAATGCCAACCTTCAAAACCATGTCAATGTCTAGAAGCCAATTTCCTAGCCCCGTGACACTTGCTATAGCCACTTTGATGTCGTCTACGTTCACTTTATTAGGTGAACTCTAAAACTCTAGCATCTCCGGTGGTAATTATTTTACCTTGAAAATTATCCACCGTCAGATTGGCATTAGCGGCTACCGTAGCCGCAACCGTAGAATTTCCGAACTTGACTGTTCCACCGCTTGATCCACCAATTATAATGGCTTTTTTGCGATGATCGTTTGCTGCAAGTGTACCCGCAGCCGATTGCCCCGCGCACTCTCTTGCGCCTGTTATTGTTACGTTACTCATTAGTAGCTTCTACAACCTCTGGCTCAAGAACTTCTTGAGAGCCATTCGGCTGTTCTTCTAGCCCACACTCTTGCATGATAGTGCGAGCCGCGTTTGTAACAACCTCATGCTGTTGCCTGTTTAACTGTGCATTACCACTAGCAACATACAATATGTCTAGTGCCTCTTTTACTTTACTCTTGTCCATGACAAAAATCAATAACTCGCAACAGAAACTCGTCGTACTTGACCTTGCTGCCGGTATAACTTGTCGGCCTCAAGTGTAAGCATAGACTCGGCTGTGCGATCTTCAGCCATAGCCAATTCAGATTGACCATTAGCTCGTAAATAATCCGCATACACTCCACGGATCAGATAGTGTTCAAAAATTTTAGGTATAGCTATTTTTTTCCAGTTCGTGGTGTCTGAAGAATTTGGTTGATGGTTCCCAGCCGAACGGACTG